ACTGTCCAAGTAATTGAAGATAAGGCGGTTAATGACTAAACAGCTTAAACTACTGCCTCACCAATTCGCACTATTTAAAGATGAAACCACAAAGATACTAGGCTTAGTAAGTGGTTTTGGTGCAGGTAAGACTTTCGCAGTAGCACGTAAAGCAGTAAAGCTTGCAATGGCTAACCCTGGCTGCGATGGAATAGTAACAGAGCCAAACTTCCCCCTACTTACACAAATCCTTATACCTGAGCTAAAAGATGCACTAGATTATTTTGCAATACAATATGAGTTTAAAGCAGGTGAGTCTATCTTCTATTGTATTATTGATGGTAAAGAGACACGCATTATCGCTAAGTCTATGGAAGGGTATGAGCGACTAATCGGTATTAATGCTGCATGGGTGGTTATGGATGAGTTCGATACTGCTAAGGCAGAACTTGCATACAATGCTTATATTAAGCTATTAGGTCGTATTCGTGTAGGTGTAGTAAGACAAATGGTTATTGTATCAACACCTGAAGGCTATCGTGCAATGTATCGTATCTTTGTAGAAGAAGCTGGTGAAGGTAAGAAACTAATCAAAGCTAAGACTACTGACAACTATCACCTGCCACAAGATTACATAGACACTATGAAGTCACAGTACCCAGCAGAACTTATTGAGGCTTATTTAAATGGAGAGTTTACCAACTTAACAAGCGGTACAGTTTACACACAATACGATAGGAGTCTTAATGATACAGCTATGGGGGATGATAATCGTAGTGATGTTCACATTGGCGTGGATTTCAATGTTGGAGCTATGTCGGCTGTGGCTTGTCTCATAAAAGACATGAAGGCGTATGCAGTAGATGAGTTCATTGATCTATTTGATACACCTGAATTAGTAGAGACATTAGAAGCTAAGTATGCAGGGCGTAAAGTATTTATATACCCTGATGCAGCAGGTGATGCTAGGAAGTCAGTACAGGCCAACACATCAGATATTAAACTACTAAGACAAGCTGGCTTCACAGTCATAGCTGATTCAACTAACCCTGCGATCATGGATAGGGTAAATGGCATGAACACACTGTTCTGTAATGCACAAGGTGATAGAAGACTGTTTATTAATACTATCTCATGTCCTAAGCTAACTAAAGCAGTAGAGCAACAAGCATATGATGAGAATACACAGATGCCTGATAAGAAGAATGGACACGACAATAAAGGTATCGATGCTATTGGTTACTTCCTAGCCAAGAAATTCCCTCTTAGGTTCAGCAGGCGTAAACCAATACAACAGAACCAAAGCCAAGGTGTAAATAAACTAGGATGGAGTGTGTTTGACTGATTGTGATATAATAGTTCCCATGAAAGAGTATGCCTTAGCTAAGATGCACGAAAGTACATTCGACAGTGAGGAGCTACTCCACGAGTTCTTAGAGCATGATTATAAGATGCTTGGAGACCAAGAAGCTTTCATGGTTTATTATTATATAGCACCTAATACTATATGGGTTCATTTCCTATGGGCTAGTAATAAGAGGAAAATGCTTAAGATATGCAAAGAGTTATGGGCTGAGTCAGTTCAAACAGACAGCATGATCTTATTCGATTGTGATGATTACGCTAAGATGTTTGGCAATCACGCAGAGAGATTATATGTATGGAACAAGGAAATATAATGAACATGAAGTGGATGAAGCCTAATGAAGGGCGATTACATAAGGGCAACCCGTTTAAGCGAGTAGAAAAGAGTGTGAAGAGAATGGGTGGACAAGCAGGTGAGCAAGCTGGAAGACTTGGGTCACAGATAGAAAAAGAAGCCGATAGAGCAGGTAAAAATGTATCTGATTCAGATTGGTGGGAAAAAACAGGAACAGCAGCCTTGGCAGGAATGGCAGACCCAGCAGCATGGATGACAGGAATGGCTGGCGGTGGTGGAGTTGGTGCAGGCGCACAAGCGTTCTTTACAGGAGAAGCCACTAAAGAAGCATGGGATGCAATGACAGAAGCAGACCAAGCAGAAGCTAGAGCAGCCATTGAAGCAGAACAGGCTAGACAAGAAGAAGCTAGACTAATGAAAGAGCAAGAAGATGCACAGCGTGAACAGGAACGCATGACATCAGAACGTGCTAGAGAAGCAGAAGATGCAGCAAGAGAACGTGCTACAAGACTTGGTAAAGGTCGTAGTGGCTTATTGTATGGAACTGCAACAGGCGTTAAAAACAAAGATGTATTAGGAGGTTAGTATGAAGTCAAATGAATTAATTAAGTTAACGAGTATAGATGGTGGTAAAGACTATGAGTTTAAGCCAAATACAGAGATTGTACCGCCAAGGGGTAAGTTTAAGTTATGGGGCGATGCACACATTAAAGACGATGATAACCAAACCATCTGCCATTTAAGAGTGCTTGACTTTAAAGAAGGTGCAGAACTGCCTGCTATTCTATTCCCAGTAGTAGAAAAATCTAAGCCAAAACCTAAGAAGGTGCAAGATGACCTCCTATGAAGATGCGATAAGACGCATTAATGCAGGTCGTGGCAATAAACAGCTTTGGGAAGATCACTTAAGGGATTGTTATCGTTATGCAATGCCTGAGCGTAACACCATAGATAAATACTCACCAGGTGAAGAGAAGCGTGAGTATGTGTTTGACTCCACAGCCATTGATGGGCTAGAAGACTATGCTAACCGCATGGAGAGTCAAGTAGTACCACCATCTATGAACTGGATGAAACTAGAGTCTGGAAGTGAAATACCTGAAGAACAAGACGAAGAGATATCAGAATTTCTTGAAGAGACTACGAATGTTGTATTCGAGCATATCAGATCTTCTAACTTTTCATCACAAATACACGAAAGCTTTTTAGACTTAGGTGTTTCTACTGGTGCTATTATTGTTGAGGCAGGTGATGGTATTCAATCATCCCTTAACTTTAGAAGTGTATCTCTGTCTGAACTCATCCTAGAGCGTAGTCAAAGAGGTATAGCTGAGACTGTATGGCGTGATATTACAGTACAGGCAGGTGATATACCTAGAGTATGGCAACAAGCTCAACTAACAGAGTCTTTAGAACGTATAGTGAGAGAGAAGCCTGAAGAAGATGTAAGCCTAATTGAAGGCGTTATGTTAATTTCTAATGGCAAATATGAAGACATACTAATCTATGAAGAAGAAAGCACATTTTTATATCAAAATGAAGTAGAGTCTAGCCCTTGGGTAGTCTTTAGAGAGACAACAATACCTGGTGAAGTGTACGGGCGTGGGCGTGTTATGCGTGTATTACCTGATATTAAGTCAGTAAATATTATGATGGAAGACTATCTTAAAGGTCTAAACTTTCAAGCTAACCCTATCTTTATGGCTACTGATGATGGTGTTATCAATCCATTCACAGCTACATTAACACCTGGAAGTGTGACACCAGTAGGAAGTAATGACAACAGAAACCCATCTATTACACAGCTGCCAATAGCAGGAAACTTACAGCTATTAGAGTTTGCAATACGTGGCTTGCAAGATGTTATTCGTAGAGCATTAATGTCTAAGCCATTTGGTAATATCGAAGAGACACCAGTAAGAACAGCTACAGAAATGTCTATTAGAAATGCAGACAACGCACAAACACAAGTAGGTGCAAGTGGTCGTATTCAAGCAGAACTACTAGAGAGATTAGTAGCTAGATGTGTTTACATCCTAAAGAAAGCTGGTAAAGTAGCAGACTTTAGAGTAGATGGAAAAGATGTTAAGATAAAATATACATCACCTATTGCTAAACAACAAGACGAATTACAACTTGCTACAATGTTTAGATATGCTGAAGCAATGGCAATGTTCCCACCTGAACAAGTTATGGCTAAGATCAAGATAGAAGATTTCCCACAAGAGATAGCTGATATCATGGGCTTACCAGCTAAGTTAAAGCGTTCAGAGTTTGAACAGGCCGAGCGTGAGAATGAACAGAAGACACAAATGATGGCAATGCAACAAGCAGAGATGGCACAAGGAGGTGGTAATGCCTAAAGTAGAGAAACCAAATACAGTAGAAGAATTAAACAAGCTTTATAAAGATACATTTACAACAGATGCAGGGGCTAAGTGTTTGGCTCTATTAAAGCAATCATTTGTAGACAGACCTGTGTACGTTAAAGGTATGGCCTTGGATGAAGTTGCCTTTAGAGAAGGTGGTAGAGATTTAGTAAATCAAATTTTAAAGGTAGTAGAAAATGGCAGATAGAGAATTAAGCAATGCCTTATCATCAGGAGAACTGTCTAACATACAGTTAGGTGGTACAGCTACAGGGGATAGGGTATTAACAAACGATGAAATAGATGCAGGATATACAACAATAGCCACAACAACAGCACTGGATGCAAGGGTAACAGACATTGAGGATAGTCACACGGCTTTAATAATCGCATCAAGCACAGCTACCTCACAAGAGCCAACTGCCACAGACACCCCATTACAAGTAGAATTCGGGGCTGCACAAGTAACTACAGACATTAATCTATCAGTAGCAGGAGCATTCACATTTAATACTACAGGTAAATATATAATCTCACCATTCTTTCAATATGGTAGAACAGGCGGGGCAGGGACTTCTATTTTAATAAATAGATATTTATTAAATGGGGTACAAATAGGGGATTCATTAGCTGCAAAAGTAGATAATGCCGACACACTTGTACCTTGGTCAAGTTCTATACAATTCACAGCAACAGCAGGTGATATTGTGACAGTAGAAATACTAAGAGACAGTGCAGGCAACGACTCAGGCGGTTTATTTTCAGTAACACCTACTATTGGATGGAATACAGCACCGTGTGCTTCAGTTCAGATATATAAAGCTATATAACCCTTAGCTGGGTTAGCTTACAAATGAGCCGAGTGTGCATTCCCCGTGCCTCGGTTCTTTTGTGCGCTAACAACGCACATTTTAATACAAGGATACTTTGATGAGTGAAGAAACATCAAACCCTGCTACAGAAAGCACGGGGACAGAATCAACAGAGAACACAGAAACGCCAACACTTAGTTACGCAGATGGTAAGTTTACAAACGTAGGCGATCTTGAAAAGAGTTATTTAGAACTGCAATCAACATTCTCTAAGAAGCTAGGTGGATTTGAAGGTGCGCCTGAAGAGTACGCATTTAGCCAAGAGAACTTTGAGGCAGATGATTATTCAGGTTTAATTACTGAGTGGGGCAAAGAACACGAACTATCTAATGATGGTGCAAATAGTTTATACGAGGCTATGCGTGAGATTGACTCAAAGAGAAACGAATCAGCATCAGAAGCAGAGAATACATACGTTAAAGAACAGACTGAACTGCTAGGACAGAATGCAGACACACGTATTAAAAATGCTACTGACTGGGTAAAAGCTAATATTGGTGATGAAGCAGCAGATAGTATTAACCAAATGTGGGGCGGGGCTAAGGGCGTTGAAGCGATTGAAAAGATTATGAAGATGTCCAATGGGGCTGTACCTGCACCAGTTCAAGCACAAGAACATATTACTATTGAGAAAGTGAATCAAATGCAGTTTGCAAAAGACCAATATGGTAATGACAAGATGAATGACCCTGCTTATGCAGCTAAAGTAAGATCACTAAGAGCGCAACTACAAAGATAGTTTGCAATTTAGGAATATTTTGTGCTATACTTATTCCTAAGAAATATTTAAACAAGAAAACTAACAGATACCTTCCTCGAAGCCTGAGCAGTTTTCAGAGTTTGTAGCTAAAAGCTATGACCCCTGAAA